ATGATGGCTATCGCCAGGGCAGAGAATAGAAATTGCGATCCGCTAAAACATAACCTAACTAATACCGAGAATCACGGAGTATGTGTCGGTAGTTACGGTGTGCTTCAAGTGGCTTGTGTACATTTTCGGCCTGACGAAGATAGAAATGATACGGCAACAGTTGTAAAAGTTGCATATCGTGTCTGGCAGTCTGGAGGGTATAAACCATGGAGCACATTCACTAACGGAAGCTATAGGGAGTATTTACATGGATAGCCAAGAGTGTAAATCGCTACTTGATGACATACCTCTTTACTATGAAAGACTAGATAGTGATGATTATGTACTCAGAAGAATTCGTAATTGGCGAGCGCGATTGAAGCGCCGCAAAGAGAGGAAGGCACAACGTCGTGGTTTACGTAAAAATAAATCATAAGAAGTTTGACATGAACGATGTGCGATCTGTCGCATCCTGTCCTGATTGTCAGTCAAAACATTTGATGCTTTCCCTTGGCAGGCTCACCTGTCGTAACTGCGGTGCTGAGATTGGTAGAATTGGCAAAACGAACAAATACGGTGCAAAACGCACTGAGATGAATGGTAAGATCTACGATTCAAAGTTTGAAGCGCAAGTAGCTGCTGAGCTAGATATCGAGAAGAAGCTAGGCCAGATAAAAGACTACGACACTCAATATCGAATTGAAGGTTGGGTATATGACGAAAATGGCAATAAAGCATTTCCGTACCGCCACAAAGTAGACTTTAGAATCCATAACCTTGATGGCTCGTTTACGTTACGAGAAGCAAAAGGCGTTGAAACTGATGACTACAAGTGGCGACGGAAGATACTAGAAAATGTCTGGTTACCAGCTCATCCTGAATATACATACGAGGTAGTGTTTCAAAGAGGTAATAAACGAACTCGCAAGAAAGGGGGTGTATGACATCCGCACAAAAAGAAAGATTGATACTTAGGCTAGAAAACCTATATGACAACATGGGTAATACAGTGGATATACTCGTCTCCCACAGGGACGAGGTCCCGGAAGTTGATCAATGGGTAGATGACCTAGAGTCAGATATGGGAATCCTCACAGAGTGGATCAATTTTCTTCGCGACTACGACAACTAATGACCTGGTGCCTAATTCTATGCTTTGCCCTATTTTCATAGAATGTTGATCGGTTAAATGACTAGACTATAGCAATTTAGATATTGGTACAAAGAGCTTCAAAGTCTAGTAACAGCCAGGCCCTACCCTAAGTATATAAACGAAACTAATCGTGACAAGGAAAGGTGAATCATGAAAAAACCAGTAGCAGAAGTAAATATCAAGATATTTAGTGGGGATGGTCATCACAGAGCTGATACTATCGTCAAACTAAACTCTAGCAATCCAAACACTGTTATCGCTACACTCGAGGCTCTTGAGGATACCCAAAAGAAAATTGCCAAGAAGGAGTCTAAAAAGGTAGCAAAGAAATTAATCAAAGAGTTGGAAGATATTTTTAAGGATTAATAAACTATATGGATTTTAAAGAACAAGAATTAAAGCAGTTTGCGTCTGACCTAGCAACAGACTCAAATGGCTGGCTGACGTTAGACTATTGTAAACTCGTCAACAATGGCAATAAGTTTGAGGTTGCTTATAAAATCTCAAAAGATGGACGTATAACTATTAGACTAAAAAATAATCTAGACATAAACAGCCTGAAGTCCGAGCTGATGAATAGATTAGTACTTTTAGGATTGTACCATGAAGCGTTATAGACTACTGAAAGATTTGCCAAACCTGAAAAAAGGCACTATATTCTCGGAGAACAATCCATTTTTTGGTGCAAAGATACTGGTAACTAAAACCAAAGATGCAGGCATTAATTTCATTAGTAATGAAATTTTTGAAAAGTTCTTTGAGGAAATCCAAGAAGAGCCGACAGATAGTATTCACTGGGAGCCTCTGCCGGGCGATATATACTGGTATTTAAGCAACACGGGTGTCGTCTTGAAAAAGCAGTGGATGTCGTCTCCTGATGACATCATGCGACATGTGATCGGCAACACTTATCGCACTGAAGAAGAATGCGAAAAAGCCTGCAATCGCAAACTAGCAGAAGCCAGACTACGCCGAACATCAACATTTAAGCCAGATTTCGAGAATGGCAATGGTGGTTGTATTGTTTACTACGATTACGAGCTAGAGATTCTTGGTGTACATGTAGCTGAAGATTATGATGCTGGAGAAATCGTACACTATGAGACCAAGGAGGAGGCTGGAAAATCCATCAGAGAAAACCGAGAAGACTGGTTGACTTATTTTGGAATTGAGGAAGAATAATGTCAGCAAATAAGTTTAAAGTTGGGGATAAAGTCAGGGTACGTAGCGGACTTAAGGCTGACCATTGGTATGGCGGATGCTTGTTTTCGAGCTTTATGGAGTCCTTAGTTGATGAGCTTGATATTGTAACAGGCATGTCTGTTAGTGGCGACGCTTATTTATTAAACGGTTATGACATACCCTGGACAGACGAAATGCTTGAGCCAGCAGAGAAGACGCTTTATACCCTAGAAAAGGGCGATATCGTCTCATTTGACAACAATGGAGAGAAGCGTAAAGTGCTCGTAGTTATCGATGGTTGCTATCTCTTGAGCTATCCTAATAGCTTTACTTCTGCTAGTTCTTGGTACACGGTTGATGACCTCAAATATTATGAGTGTACTGTCCAGCAGCCCGAAATCGAAACTATAAAGATAAATGGCAAGGAATACAATGAAAAATGAGGTCGAGGAGGCAATTAAAGACTTGGAGGTCGTAGAATAAAATGAATCCTAAATTACTAGTATACCTAGATTACTTATTAAAAAACTCAACAGTACCAATGAGGCTGAATGTAGACCCTCAAAAGCTATCACCGGATGAGATTTTAGAAATAAATAAAATGGTGGCTGATGGAGACTTGCGGGTGAATAACAATACTGGTGATATGTTTATAGCTAGTCGTGAAGTATACGATAAGTGGCAGGACGTTATCTATAAACACTATGTAGACTTTAAGCCAGGGCATAGAGGTCAGGCGAAAGAAGGGCAATAAGTAAGCACTACCAACCGATGACCTACCATATGTCAATAAACTGGGCGAACATTAACATCGTACATACACACCAGCTCCGCCCACAAGTGCCTTGAGCAAGCATTCTGAGGAAACTTGAGCGACGCGGTATCAGCTGTATCCGTTTAGCAACAAAGCCACTGCGCTTACAGTGGGGCTGAGACGAGATTGTGGGCAGGCTTGTGTGTATGTATATCAACCGCATAACTGGGTAGATGATTATAGCTCAGCTGGTTAGAGCGTGGGACACATGAGCCTGAGGTCGGTGGTTCGATTCCACCCTATCGTCTACTCAACTGGACAGATGATATGCACAACTCCTTTCAGGTAGCGCGCCACCGGCGCGTCATCTAAAAATCGTGAAACGTTGTGAGTCGGCTCATATAACCGCAGTGCAACGTGTATCGTCTGTTCAACTGGTAGCACCAACGCACCTTTTATTTTCAGGGAAACTTGTATACCTACCCAACAACTGAAAACAACTATCATTTGGTGCTATCAACTGGCAACATCATCAAGACAAATTAACCATATTAGTGCTTTATAAATGGTGTTGCTAATTGGCTATATAAGCAGTGAACTAGCAGTCGCTAGTTGCTCATCGCAGTAAGTGCAGCTTCCTAACCTGTATTAGCTGGTAACGGGCAGATGTAATTAAGTCCCGTGTGAGTCTTTTCCTAGCTGCTTATATAGCCACCAGTTATGCGGTTGAAACCTGTATGACGTTTTATTTTAGAAGCACGCCATACAGGCGATTGGAATATGGATGTCGATTAAATCACCAACTACAAATAAGCGAGAATAAAATAACAAGGGTGAGATTACTAAATGTTATGTCTCGTATAAATAAGAAAGGACAGTATGGGATTCATGATAACAATCAAAGTAGATGGCGGGAAAGAGCTGTATATATCAAATGGCTATGGAGACTTTTCGGTCGGTCCTCTTGATAAATTAGCTCGTAAGTATCGACATACTGGTTTTTACGATGACCAAGATGGTTACTTTGAAGTAGAGATAGGTAATATTGATGACCTGGCGGACGCATTAGCTGAGATTCAGCAAATCGCCGAAGAAAAGATTGGCGATAGAGTATGGAACTTAAAACCTGACATATCGTATGAGCAAGACTCTAAACAATATGTAGCTGACCAAATTGGTCTTGATGATGGCTGTTACGCTTTAGTCCTCGGTCAAGTCTTTAACTACCTATTTGAGCAAAGTTGTCTACGTCTTGATGGCACCACCAAAAGTGGTTTCAGATTGAAAGATGGTAAAAAGATTATCTTGAGGGGCAGTTAAGATAATGTCAACTAAACCACTGATTCTGTGGACATAAGAAAGGAGATGTCAATGAGACGTAAAAAAACTCAAGAACACCAAAAGGAGTGCCCCAAGCTAGTATTCCCGTGGTCAACGCAAGATGGCTATTTTAACGGTGATATGTTTAAAGACTGGCTCAATTCAAAGCTCGATCCTGACGATCCATACTTTAAGCTGCAGCGAATGATTAAAGCCAGAGAGACAGCCATTTATAGTCAGTTCGTAGATGAAGCTGTCAGGATATTAAAAAAATCAGTGTTGGATAGAGGGAAGGTCTAATGATTTACGAAGTCAAAGTTCGAGTAGTGCAGGAGGGCACTGTATTTGTTGAAGCTAAAACTCAAAATGAAGCCAAGAAAGCTGCCACGAGTGATAGTGTTGTCTCAAAAGCCGATTTTCCAGATGTTATCGAGTATTATGCTGATGAAATCTATAACGGCGAGTGTACTGTTGATAGAGCAAATAATAAAATCATCAAGGCGGAGGACGTGCTATGAAAAGAAAATATAGCATGGAAACATTTGAACTATGCAAAAAGCTACATGAGCTAAAACCTGATTGGCAAGGTATTACTGGCTGCAAGCATCTCATCAAGTTCAAGGCTCCTAAATCACATATCTATCCTGAGGATGTAAATCGACCCTGCTACGACTGGGCGCCAGAATATACACTGGAATACTTGCTGGATAAGTTGCCGAAAGTTATTGATGGTGACTCTGCTGATGGCATATTAACATTGGTTACTGACGAAATTGAGTACGAAGAGGGTAGCTGGGGGTGGGGCTGGAGGGCGTCTTATGATACAGTTGATGGCCGTTTAGCAGATGATTTAGTTCATGAGGCAAAAAACCCGCTACACGCTGTATTAAAACTAGCCATAGCAGTGGCAGAATTGGAAAGGAAAGGAGTTATAGAATGAAAATTTATAACGTAGAACGCAAGGAAGCGTATGACCCAGACACGGAACCTAGCGAGATAGATGACGATGATTTGCAATATCTAGATAAAAAAGACTACGAGTATATTATCTGTAGTTATGCTCATGATATGTGGTCGGGCGAAGGCGCGGCAGTCCTTAAAGCCAGAAATGGTAAGTTTATGTTTATAGAATTAGGTCATTGTAGCTGCTATGGTCCGCTAGAAGAGCGTAATCCGAAATGCATCTATTCACTAGAAGAAATAATTAAGTTGTTAGATAAGCATTGCAAAGATACTTATGGTGGATATGCCAAAGCTGTTGCTAAAAAACTTAAAGAGCTGGAAGGAATAAATAATGCGTGATATTAAATTCTGCGCCTGGGACAACCTAGTAAAAATATTGTCTGCACTGATATTTGCTATTCAATGGACAATCGCGCTGATTATATTTATTGGCTTCTTGATTGCTGCTTCTGTTGTTGCCATCCTGATAGGTGTATCTTCTGCAGCAATTGCCCGAACGATAGTGGATCTGTTTATATAAATAATTAATTAAGGAGATACTAATAAATATGAAAAACAAAATAATTATGGTCATGTCATTCATTGGTGCTGTGTTAGCTGTAGTATGTATGCTGGACTGCTCAACAAATAAAGAGTATGTAGGCTCATTTTTCTATGCAATGCTATTTGCTTGTAATATGTGGGCGTATTATGAATCAAAATCTGAGCTAGGACTCAATAATATAACAATTACCAGTAAGCAGCTCGAAAATATTCAAAATCTACTTGAAATACAAGCCAACAATATTGATGATGAGTACATGCTAGGGCTTTACAACGGCATGGAGCTTGTTCTGGCTATTGTTGAAAAACGTAAACCAATTTTTGCTAATGAAGCCAAACGCGAGATGGGAGATGAGAATGATAATGGATAAATATCTTACGAATGTTAGAAAAGAAATAAACTTCAGCTATAAAGGATACGATGTATCAATAACTATCACTGTTAACGGAGGTTTGTGCAAAATATTTAAAAACGGTAAGCGACTAGACAAAGGCATCTCATTCTCCTATTTTATTCCTCCACAAGACCGTTTAGATGCCATGGAACAAGGTATGTATACGATGTTAAGCATTATGGATACTATAGAGAATACTATTAAATACAATGAGGGTAAAGATGAATATAGTTAGTTTTATACGCCATATACAATCCAAGACATGAGGATATTAGAAATAATGATATATAGAATTTAGATCATATAAAAGATATTCTTGGAGAAAGACATGAGCAAAAATACTATAGTAGGCTTTCGGCCGTCAGGTAGATTGCATCTAGGGCATTATGTCAGCGTGATAAAGCCAGCAATAGAATACAAGGCAGATATCCTGATAGCTAAACATCACGCGCCATTGGCAGAACCTGAATATGAGGAGCAAGCGTTGAGTGTACTCAGAATGTTCAAGTTGAGTAGCCAAGTCGTCGAGCAGAGATTAGATGTCGCTTTACTAGCCAAGCTGTTAGCCGTAACACCTAGTCACTTACTGAATGCCATGCCACAGTATAAGGCTAAAGAAAAGACTGCGCTAATGTACGTATACCCAGTGATGATGTCTCTAGATATTACAGGCTACGATAGAGTAATTGTTGGTGAAGACCAGCGTCCTCATATCGAATTTGCAAGAGACATCCTGCCGCGCGTTGGGTTGAAGTGTCCAGACCCAATTTATACAGAAGCCAAGATCATGGACTTGAGACATCCTGATCGTAAGATGAGTAAGTCTGAGCCAAAGTCGTGTTTATTCCTGGATGATGAAGATTATGAGCACAAGATCATGAAAGCAGTTACCGATGACAAAGGACTAGCAAATTTGAGAAACATCTATACGGAGTTGGGTGGTCGGTCTGATATTGAAAACATGAGTAACTACGATCTAAAGCGAGCGATTGTAAAATTATATAAAACACTAGTGAATCGGCAAAGATAATTAAGAAACGATATGAGAGTATAATATTTACAATGCTCATGCTTTCCTGTATAATATAAGGCAATAAGAGGTCCTTTAGCAGTATATTCCTTGCGAGGAATTTTTAATGGCGAAAACAGCCGCTAAAGATAAACCTAAATCTCCCAAGACACCGCCAAAGAAAACGCCCAAAAAGAACGGGCGTCCTTCAAAGTATACCGATAAACTAGCTGATAAGATTTGTCAAATGATTGCCCAAGGGCAATCGGTCCGTTCTATTTGCGCAAAAAAGGACATGATCTCTATGCAGACGTTTTTCCGCTGGCTACGAGAAAATGATAAGTTTCGTGAGCAATACGCGCGTGCGTGTGAAGAGAGGTCATATATGCACGCTGAAGACATTATTGAAATTGCCGACAACGCTACTAATGACTACATGGAAAAGCTTGAGGGTGATGGCTATATATTCAACAGCGAAAACGTTCAGCGGTCACGTCTGCGGATTGATACGCGTAAATGGTTGATGTCTAAGCTAAATCCAAAAGTCTATGGCGACAAGCTGGATATGACGACAAACGGTAATGACATAGGAGCGACGCTAAGTGCAAGCCAGGCAGAGCAGCTGCTTAACGCCAGAGCAAACAGTCGGGATTCTTAGGGAGATTGCCGAGAATGGTTCGTTTGCTGAGTACTGTATTGCTATTGATCCGAAATATCAGCTGGAATGGTTTCATGCTGAGATTGCAAAGGAGTTGGAGCGCGGCTACCAGCGGCTGATGGCAGGTGAAGATGTTTGCCTGATGATATTTATGCCGCCGCGACACGGTAAAAGTGATACGGCCACCCAGAAGTTTCCATCATGGGTGTTGGGCAAAAGCCCAAGCATACCAATCGTTGTATCGTCATATTCTGCTGAGTTGGCTACTGACTTTGGTCAAAAAACTAGAGACATCATGCAATCGGATACGTACAGCGCAATGTTCTCAACACGACTGCGTGCAGATGCCCGTGCTAAAGGCCGCTGGATCACCAAGGAAGGCGGCGGCTACACCGCAGTTGGTGTTGGTGGTGCATTGACCGGCCGAGGCTTTAAGATTGGTATCATCGACGACCCATTCAAGAACCGTGAGGAAGCAGATAGCCCCGTAATACGTGAAGCCCGTGACGGCTGGTATAAATCAACTTTCTCGACACGCGAAGAAGGTAACTCAATGGTCGTATTTATTCTTACGCGTTGGCACGATGATGACCTGGCCGGCCGAGTGCTTAAAGCCTCGCGAGAAGCTAAAGCTAGGGGTGAAGCATACGACGATTGGAAGATAATCGAATATAAGGCTATTGCCACCGAGGACGACGAACACCGCAAAGCAGGTGAGGCGCTATGGCCAGATAAGTTCTCGCTTGAAAAGCTACTAAAAAAGCGTGCCGAAATGGGAAGCTATGAATTCTCGGCACTATACCAGCAAAACCCAATTGACGAGGAGAACCGCAAGTTCAAGCAAGCATGGTATAAGTATCGTGAGTTCAGTAACGTCTTACAGCATGATACCTACAACGTCATGACTATCGATCCGAGAGGTAAAGATGATGTGAAGCAGGGCACTGACTACATCGGCATTACCCTCAACTTTATCGATCGTGAAGGCAAATGGAATGTGATATGTTACCGCACGAAGCTATCCGCCACTGACCTAGTAGACCTGATGTTCACGAACTGGAAGCGCTACAACCTGCACAAAATCGGCATTGAAGATAACCAGTTTACGCAAGCCCTGAAGTCTGTTTGGGAAGAGGAGATGCTACGTCGTGGTGTCTACATAGATGTCGAGCTACTGAAGCACGGCGGACACAGTAAGGCATTACGAATCGAAGCTCTAGTCCCACGATACGAACGTGGCGGCATTTACCATATTAAGCATGGTGATACGAATTTCTGCAAAGACCTAGAAGGCGAACTCAGTATGTTTCCGAAGGCTACCAACGATGATGCAAGTGATTCATTAGCATATCAAGTACAACTGGCTCAACGCCCAGAGGACGACGTTGGCAGTGGTGAGGTGTACAATCAATCGCTTACAGATAGAGACATAACAGCAACATGGAATTAAGGAGGGAGTTGTGAAAACAATCAAGCCAGCAAATCATCAGGTCTTTGCAAAGAGAATCGAAGCATCAGAGCAGACAGCTAGTGGTATATTTGTACCTAAGAATGCGGTAGACAACCTATCTCAGGCGGAAGTTATTAATGTCGGTGCTTTGGTTAAAGATTTTAAGCAACATGATCAGATTATTTATCGAGAGTATGCAGCGACAGAGACGAAGCTTAATGATAATGAATATCTGTTGATATCAGATGAAGATATTCTAGGTAAAATCATCGAAGTGGAGGGATAAGATGAAGAAGTTTGTACCAGAATTTGGCAAAGTTAAAGAGAAGCACCATCTAGATGACAATACTATGGTTGAAGTTGAGAAGAATTATCAAAATCACAACATCATTGGAACAAAACTACATTATGAGGAACGCTTCCGTGTTGGATCTATGGCTGAGGCACGAGATAAAGTTGACGAACTCACTATGAGGATTGAGAAGGATGAAGGCTTGATCAACCCATCGATACGATATGAAGGTAGAGCCAAAATGGTATATAAAGGCTCATTTGACGTTGTCTTTGAATACACAAAGCTTGGGACGCAACGGAATATTTCCCAATAAACATAATTGTGATATAATACAAGCGTAAACCACTGAAAACAACCAGAGTTTACTGCAAATAACAGTAATCTTTGGAGTAATCAGTGGCTTTTTCTTTTCTAACAGAAGAAAATATCTTTGAACTATACGGTACTGCTAAAGAGCAAACCGAACTGCTAACCGAGCCATTTTCGGAGTTTTCTCGCATAGCCCGAAATAAGCCGCACCCGAAGATTCCAAAGGCGTTTCCAAAAACCACCGACGGTACAGCATCTTCAATCATTATCAAATCGCCGCGGCGCACAATTCAGCAGTTACCAACTGGTGTGGTTAGTACTGTCGATGAAAACAGTCCATGGCCGATTGTTGCTGAGTTTGTCTACTTGGAGAAAATCCTGCCTAATGCCAATACCGAATACGACTTGATTCATAAAAGCTGGATGACAGTAGAGGGCGGCGAGACGTTTGGCGCGCAGGGTGTGTACACGCCAATGCTATATAACGACGATGAGCTACTGCCAGACTACCTAATCGTATCGTGGCGGGATATCTCCCTCCAGCCAGGTAAGAAATCTGCTAGCGATTGCAGCTACGTATTCATGCGTTCATGGTGGCAAGAGGCTGACGTCGAGCAGCTTATTGACGCTGAAAAAGAGCGGCGCCGTAAAGCTGAGAAAGAGAATGCAGAGTATGAGCCGTCATGGGATTTGAAAGCTTTAGAGGAAATCAAAGACGCTATTATCAGCAAAGATGATAAAGCACAGAACGAAGCTGAGCAGGAGCGTTCACTTGACCCATCAGGTATTGAAATTGTAACCGGTTTTCAGGTTGGTGTCGGTGCAACGTTCTACACCTTCAATCCTGCTACCGAGAATATTGTGCGACGTAAGCAAAATAAAGACCCACGCGGTAAGATGCCTATCTCTTGGTATTTCTATGACGCTGATGGTGCAAACCCTCTTGGCCGTAGCGTACTGGAACTTATCGGTCCCTTGCAGAACTTAATTGACGGCGATATGCAGGCATATCAATACAACCGCGCCGCAGCATTGCAGCCAACCGTCAATGTGTTTGGCAACGTCAACGAGCGACGGCTCAACTTTGGAGCTAACGCTGTCAATAAGATTCAGGATCAAAACGCACGTATTGAAGTGATGAATGTCGATACTACTGCCATTCGTGAATACCCAAACCTGTATGGTCTGCAAAAGTCGCAGATGCTCAACCTGGTCAACAGTCCAGACACCTCAATTAGTGCTGAGGTTGGCAATCCTGGCTTTGGTAAGACACCGCAAGCACTCAAGACTCAACAAGCACAATTATCCATTGATGATAACGCCCTCCGCAAAGGCTTTGAAGCATTCTTTGAAGAATGGAGCGAGACAGCTATCAACCTCTATTTTGCTGAGCGTAGCGGAGTGGAGAAAATGCAGCTCGATGATGAAACGGCCGAGAAATTGCGAACATTGGGGCGCGATGGCCATAGTCTGGACGGCGTTGAGCTAGATAAAAATAACGTAGCAACTATTGATTTCTCTAAAGCACAAGGTGTATTGAAGTTTAAGATTGATGCCTCAACCACCAAAGTTAACAGTGAAGCGGCACAGCTTGATGCACTGAAAACCCTGATTCAGACATTAGACTCAAGCCAATCGCTCAACCAAGTCGTGCCAATCAAAAAGAAGCTGGCGGCATGGAACGCTATTGTTGCTAACTCTGGCATTGACGGATTAGACGAGCTAAAAGTTACTGAAGAAGAAATGCAGGAGGCACAAACTCAAACTGCAATTCCTGCTACTGATGAAACAGCCGCAGAAGAAACGGCCGAACAGCCAGTAAAAGATGGGGTACAGGTTGCTGAAACCCCCGTAGAGCCACAAGAAGATGCAGAGCCAAGCATTGTGAGTGAATTGCGTCAGATTGGCACACCAGAAAACTTAATCGCGGAGGTGCCGAGCATGATTGAAAAAGGTTTTACCGAAGAGGAGATAATCACCTCAATTATGGGCGTTATTCAGAAAGAGGAGGATGAATAATGGAAGACAATTTATATCCACGTAGTACCGAGTATTTTGTGCCAAATGCCGACATGGATGAGCAGCGCGAAAAAGCCAAGCAGGCAGAGGAAGAAGCCGCAAAAAAGGATCTAAATAAGCTACAGCAAATAGTAGATCGCTGGAATGAGCGGATCGATTTCTACAAGTCAGTTGATGCTATCCCAGAAGGGGCTATTACCGACAAAGAGCAGTTGGCGATTTACATGTTAGCACATAAGGAAGTTGTGCGGATTTTACGAGAGGAAAGGAGTGCATTGGAGAGTATCATCGACCCCATTTAGGGAGGTGTGTTGCTTTGGTTGGCTAATCCTCGCTAGTAGCTGACCAAAGGAGCGTATCTCACGCAGCCCAGGTTCGTCACCTGTGATCGACGCTTAAACAATTTAATGAGAAGGAGGGTGCTATGCCGCACACAGAAGCGGAAAGCCAAGAAGTCGTAAATACCGAGGTAGAGCAGGAGTCTACCCAAGCTGAGACGACGGCAGCTGAAACACAAAACTCTGAGGCTTCGAGCGAGCCAGACACCAAAGCGGTTATTTCAGATAGCGGCGAGGTGGTACGTGTCAAAGTCGATAAATCCAAAGAGGAAGACAAAGAGGGCGAATCCGAGGACGAGTCAGACGACGATCCGAAGCCGAAACGGGGCAAAGAGGCGCGCCGTGAACAACTAGAACGCGACTTAGAAGAGGACAACCGAGTCATTCGTGAGTTAGTTGCTAAACGGAACGAAACTAGAGCTTACCGCCAGCAGCTGGAACAAGAGCAAGCGCAGCAGCATCAGGAAACACCACCTGAAATGCAAAACCAGCCATTACCAACGCTAGAGCAGATTATGCAGACGGAGAACCCGGAGACGGGAGATTTCTTCACTGAATTTGAAGCTAAGGCGGTATTGCAAAACCTACAGCTACAGCAGCAGATAGTGGGTATGCAGGAAGCTCAAGAGCAAGCGGCTTACGAAGCCCAAGTCAGTGCATCAATTAGCGGCATGTCGTCAGATGCTGAACGGGCACTCAAGGATTTTCCAGAGTTTGACCCAGAATCTGATGAATATGATCCAGAACTTGACGCTGATGTGGATGAATTCCTACAAGGAATGCTCATTTACGACAATACTGGCAAGCTTATTGGTTCGCGAGAAAGTATATATCAACTGTATCAGTCATTCCATAAGGCGAGAGGAGAGAAGCCTAAGCGAACAGTGATAAACGATGTGGGAGATTTCCGCGGTAGCGGTGCCCGAATCGAAAAACCGTTCGAAAAGATGTCCACCAAAGAGATGGAGGCTTATCTTCGCCGAAAGGGACATGACGTTTAAGAAAGGCTATAAAAGATGGCGACAAACACGACCGCAACACTTTCAGCCGAGATGATCCAGTATCTGGAAAAAACATTCTTGGAGCGTAGTGAAGCGCGCACGATTCATGCTGAAGGTGCGAAAAAGAAAACCTTGGAGAAGAACAGCGGTACAACCGTTACTTTCACCAAACGTTCACCATTCGCCCCAGCGACTACACCGCTGGTGGAAGGTGAAAACCCGCAGGACGACGAGATCAAGAGTAACAAAGTTACTGCAACCTTGAAGGGCTACGGTAAATGGACAAAGGTCTCAAGCATGCTGTACAACACATCGATTGATCGTGAGATGAAAGAAACGATTGAGATGATGGGGCAAAATGCGGGTGAGACAATCGACGCGTTAGTTCGCAACGTTCTGCACCAGGGCGCAACCGTCCAGTTTGCAAACAAGAAAACTGCTCTAAGCGCGATTACAGATGACGATATATTGACGGTCGCAGAAGTCCGTAAAGCAGTTCGTACGTTGAAGAAAAACAACGCGATGGTCTACTCTGACGGCTTTTTCTTGGGTAAAGTCGGTCCAGATACTGCCTACAACATCACCGGCGATACTGCATGGATTGACGCTCAGAAATATACTGGTCGACAAGAACTGTACAAGGGTGAGCTGGGACGCTTGCACAAAGTCCGCTTTATCGAGGCGTCAAGCAACCAGATGGAGGAGAGTAGCACTAAGACTGTTTACTCAAACTTCATCCACGGTCAAGAAGCATTTGGCGTGGTGGATTTGGCAGGTAGCGGCTTGAAGAAGATTATCATCAAAATCAGTGATAAAGGTGATACTTCTAACCCGCTCAACCAGTTCATGACAGTTGGCTGGAAAGCTGAAGCGTTTGCATCGGCAGTACTTGATCCAAAATGGATCATCAACATTAAGACAGGTGCTAAGGACTAGTAGCTGGTAACCGGGGCGGCCCACACCACCCCGCCAAAGAAAGGAAATAACATGGCAGAGAAAACTCCACTGAAACCAGAGCCGGCTAAAGCGGAAGCTCCAAACGACATGGAAGCTCAAATCGCTGCGGCAAAGAAAGAAGCTGAGGCTAGCGCCGCTGACATCATCGCCCAAGCGAAAGCAGAAGCCGAAAAAATCATTGCTGACGCTAAGGAAGCTAGCTCAGACGACGAGGTTATCACCCGCAGCGTCTCTAAGCAAGACATTGTCGACGCTTACGACCATGGCATGAGTCACATGGAAATTGCTCGGAAATTCTATGGCAACGTCAACGACGACAGCATGCAGAAGGTTATTAGAGTGATTAACGCAGAGTTTGAACCGCTGGACGACATTGACCCAGAGGTTGAAGTTACCGAAGCCTGGAGTTAGACATATGGACGGAACACGAGAGGGCGAATTAAAGCGGCTACACGAGGTGTTTAATAACCCTCTCAAGTCCCGTCATGAGCGCAGATTAGCCCACGACACATTCAACAAGATATTACGCCAAGTAAAAGATAAACACCTCACTGAATTACGTCGTAGGCTAATCCGAGCCCATAATGCTGAGGATGTAGACACCGCCGAAAAAATAACTGATGAGATAGATGAGTATTCACGGCGGATGGGGTATAAGTAGAAAAATACATGATGGTGAGAACCATTTCGTGCACATCCACGAAATGGTTTTTTTGATGAGCTTATGCTATAATAGCCTTACAATTAAGCACGAAGTGTGACTCTAAAGAGACGAGAGCGCGTTGTGATCCAAACAGATGGAAGCGTGCGTCGCAGCGTTGTATAAGTAGTAATCCGAGGTGATCGCTAAAAAACGCGAAACCGCCCAAGTCAGTACGGAGCGAAGGAATAGGCCCCCTGAGTGACCAGACAACAGACGAGAACTCTTATCCAATTTAATAGTAGTTTCACAATTTGGAGATTTGGGGTTTGTGGTGTATGCTAAAGGTACTTTAGTAATAAATGGGGAGTCTTACTAAGATGGGAACAAAACCACAAGTCGTCAAAGGCGTCATCGGCGCCGCTGTTGGTGTTGCCGCGTTGGCTGGCATCGCTGGAGCAATGGGTAACGGTCAACAACAGCATGCAGCACCGGCACCAGTAGTTCAGCCTGTAACCTATTCGGACTGTAGAACGGAAGAAATACCGTTTGAAACACAGCATGAAGGCAACACAGGTCAATACGGCTACACTGAAGCAGTCAAACAGCAAGGTGTCGTCGGTAGCAAGAAAATCTGCAAACCAAGTAGATCAGGTTATGAGGACAAGGTAGAGGTTGTAACTCAACCAACAACTCATATCGTTGTCCGTACACCAAAACCAGCGCCACAGCCGGTCCAGCAACAAGCAACCCATAGGGTCGGAGCGATCTGTCGTGATGGTTGGCGGTCATACGCCACTGGAAGAGGAGCTTGCTCGCACCATGGGGGTGTAGGCGAGTGGCTGTATGAATAAGGACACCAAGGATAAGGTCACTGACTTTCTTGCTGGCGTATTGACGGTAGGAATGGCAATACTTGTAGCGTATGCGTGTAGCTATTACTTTGGCAATTCTAGCAAGACAAAATCGAACCACACTCAACGCAAAAGCAGTAATTCTTCAGGTATTACCAACCCGAGCAGTAGGTATTACGATCCTATTGATGAAGATGAACCTAATGAGGATGACGTATACTACGAAAATTGCTCTGAGGCTCGTGCAGATGGTGCAGAATCAATCCGCGAGGGCGAACCCGGCTATAGGGAAGAGCTTGACCGAGATGGTGATGGTATAGCATGTGAACCGTGGCGCGGTAGGTGATTGACATTCCACCTCTGTTGTGCTACAATGTAAGCATGAAAAAGGCTATAGTCATCACCGCCATTGTAGCCCTCGCAGTAGGTGCTGGTGGTGGTATATGGCTAAAGACTCACCTGGATGCTCAAGCAGTCGCTAAAGTAGCTCAGGAGCAAAAACAGGAGCAGCCGAAGAGTAAGTACGACGTTGGTCCTGCAGATGCGCAGGAAATGCTAGAATTGGTGAACAAAGAGCGTGTCAAGGTTGGCGTGGCGCCACTGAAAATCGATGAAAGACTAAACGCCAGCGCCCAAGAAAAAGCAGATGATATGCAGAAGCGTGATTACTATGGACATGAATCGCCAGACGGCATTGAAGGCTTCTCGCTCGTATTCAGGCACATGCCAGGCAAGTGCCGGTATGCCAGTGAGAACCTAGCAACACTTCTGGTCCCGATTAGCAATAGCCGTAAGGCTATAGACGGCTGGATGTCTTCTACTAAAGGACATCGTGAAGCTATACTAGACAAAAAATACGACTTAGTTGGTTTTGGTATAGCTAAAGATAAGCACGGTAATTCTCTTGTTGTTCAGCATTTCTGTGAACTCAACAAATAGCATTAGTATATAGCACAAACCCCAAATCTCCTTTTGTCTCGAAAGGAGATTTTTCTTATGAACGGAAATGCGTCATACCGTCAATATCTTCAATACCACGCTAACAATCACCCGTCAGCCACTAAACGTGCCGAAGCTCAGGCGCTTTTGAACGTAGTCGGTGACGACGGACGGATCAATGGTAACTTCCTAACCGGTGAGCGCCATGGACTATTTGGAATGCAGACAAGGGAGCAGAGATCGAATGGATATAGTGCTTCGTCTGTTAATCGCTCGGTCAATCCTTGGTGGCAGAACTCATATGCCAGTTGGCAACAGGCTAACCGAGGAGGCGGCTCTAATGCCGGCAACCAAAACCTCAACCTCGGCTACTACGGCGGTGGAGGAGGCGGAGGCTGGGGCGGCGGTAACCGTGCCAGTGCTGCTCAGTTAGCAGAATATGATCAAGGTATTGGTCAGTTAGAGCATGGTCTAGGTCGTATAGACACTCAGCTAGGCGTACGTTTGGGTAATATCAACAACCAGTACAACACCAAGAAAAATGAATTGCGCAGTTCATGGAACCGTGCTGAAGGACAGTTTAACGATCAGACACGCCAGAATCAGCAGCAACGCCGTACCAACATCAATAACATCAATGACCGCTCTTCTGTCGGATTACGCGGACTACTTCGTTCGCTTGGCAGTATGGGCGCTGTCGGCTCAGACATGCAACTAGCAGGCCGTGCGGTACAGAATCAAGCTAGCCAACAGCGTTCTGGTGCTGGTCAAACCTATGCACAGAACCAAAAGCAAATTGATACAACATGGGGTCAGTTTAAGAACGATTACGCGGATGAAGACAAGAAGCTTAACGACTGGAAGGCAAATGAAGACAGTGCCGCACGTCAATCATCTCAAACTACACGTCAGAATCTATTGACACAATTAGCTCAGATGAAGAGCCAAAAGGCTGCCGCACAGGGTGCGAACGGTGCTAATGCCGCACGTGCAGACCTTGGTCGCGCAAATGCTCTGTCAGGTGAAATTGATAACCTAGGACGTCAGCAGTCTACCTACAGTGGTAACAAGGTGGAGTACAAAGCTAAAGATCTAGATAGTTACAAAGTGGCTGGAGACACTTCAGTTGGAGTATCTGACCCAGCTAGCCCTGGAAGCGATCCAACACTGAGTATCTACAACACCCGCCTCAATCAAGAGGAAGAGCGTAAACGTCAAAACCAATACCTATAAATACCAAGGAGGGGATTAGGATATGGACTTTTTTCAGAGATTAGGTAACTTTTTTGGAGGAAAAGGTTGGGTTAATGATGAGGAAAAACGGCGCAAAGAGCAACAGGCTCAATCGCAGCCAGTACGGCAACCGCAGCCTCAGCAGATCCAGCAGCCTCAATTAAATGGACAGTCGACACTGCAAGTACGACCAAACGTACCATGGGGTAACCAAAATAGTGGATTGAACCAATCTCAACCAAAAGTCAATTTTAATCCCCTCGAGCAAGCCAACCAGGCAAATCAACAATTAAATCAAAACAACCAACCAAAGCCGCAAGTTACAACAAATGACGCTCCTAAAATGCTTACCCCAGAAGGTCAACAAGACTGGGTTAATAAACAAAACCAGCAGATTCAGATACAGAACGCAGTCAAGCAGCCAATACAGCAACAGCCTCAGCCTATTCAACAACCAAAGCCGCAACCAGTACAGCCTCAAATACAACAACCAAAGCCTGAATTGCAGACAACAGTAGCCAGTCCATATCGTAGTTCAGTGCTTAACTCTCAAGGGGATAGTATAGCCCGTGCTTTAGATGCAGTAAATAAGAATATTGCTCAATATAAGACAGAGCAAGCGACTCGTAATGACGCCATTGATAATAAATTGCGTGCCCGCGGTGTTTCTGAGCCTGAAATCCTTAATAAACGTCAAGAGCGTATTCGTTTAGAGAATGAGGCGCATGTTGCTGCAAATGAAGCTCGTCAGTCACAAAATATGGCAAACATGCTAAAGCCTGTAGCTGCAATAGCTCAGCCGATCGATAGCGCAAGGCGCGCTGTCGTTAAAGGTATGGATAATGTTAATAAGTGGATTGATTCATATGATGATAAGGCGGGATTTCAAGCTGATAGTCCAGGTGACTATGTAAGGTTTGCAGGTAAATTAGTGCCTGGAATGATTCAGGGAGCTGCGGAAGGTCCAGAAAAGCTTGGTTCTGCTATCGTCGGCAAGCGTATGACGGAGGATGGTAGAGTAGAAAACATCAATGGTATGCAGCGGCTCGGTAGTGCTGTCGACGGTGCTATTGACCTGGTTGGTGTACCGTTTGGTGCATCGGGCCAGTTGGTCAAGTCTGCATTGAAACAAGGTGGTAAAGAAGTCGCCAAAGAGGCAGTAGATCAAGCTGTACGCAGGAGGGTATTGGGTGCAGTAAAGAACATTACTACCGGAGCTATTAAAGAGGGCGCCGAGGAAACGGTCCAGTCTCTTGCTGGTGATTTAGCAGATGACGGCAAGATGAACGCTGGTTGGAAACAACACGCGCAAGCCGGTGCTTTAGGTGCTTTAGGTGGTCTCATGATGGGTACAAGCGGTAAGGCGATTAGTGTATTACGAAACCGAGCAACAAATACGCAGGCTAGCCAGTCGGCGAATGTGCCAGATACCATAGCACAACCAGTACAGCCAAACCAACAGCAAGCCCCTGGCAAGCTGGAGCAGGAAGCCCTAGCTCAGCGCCAAAACCAGGTCGCCAACCCAAATACTGGTTACTCAACCTTTTACCGCCGCCCGGCAGAAAATACTTCATTACGCCAAGCAGCAGAGGTCAACACAGTCAATACACGAGCCAATCGAACTCATCCGATTCAGTCAATCAATGTTAATCAGACAGTAGAGACTACTATGCCAAACGCCAGTCCTGCCCTCAAGCAGGCTGTTAGTCAGAACATGTCAGACATTCAACGTGGTGATGTCAAAGCCGTAGCATCCCGTCAGCAGACTACTGGCAAACTAGAAAGCTATCTTGTTGAGCAGGCGACTCAGGGTGTACAAAACCGAGTTGCACAGGATGTGAAGTATAAGATGATACACAATGGAACAAATCTATATCACGGCTCACCGCATAAATTTAATAAATTCTCTACCAATAATATTGGCTCCGGTGAGGGCAATCAGTCCTTTGGGTGGGGTCTATATTTTACTGATAATAAAGGTATTGGCGAACACTATGCAGATATTGGCAACAACAATAATCGTGCGCGTATAAAAAATGACTTAATCTCTGGGGAATTCAGGGATAGTCTGTATGTAAATAAAGACACTATGTCCGATGAGCTTCAGCGTTTCTTATCTAAAAACGGGTACAATATTACAGCCAATATGAACCCAGATGAATTAGCCCGACAGGTTGATTCATTGCGACAGCAGAGTCAGTATTATGGCAAAAAAGCAGACGAGATGGCTGGAACTGGTTTTGATAGTGATTTTATAGCAGCATCCGAAAAGTACAACAATCTTGCTAGCGAACTAGAACAGATTGTGCGCAATAGCTCAGAAAAGAGACGTCTTGCCGAGGAAGAGATCAATCAAAGAGTTAATGATGTTGGTCATAGTAGGAACTTGTATAACGTGGATCTTATTAGTAGTGATGGTCGTGACTTTGATTTCTTAAGTTGGTATGACGCTGTTGATCCTGAGCAAAAATATAAGATAAAACAACAAGCTCTTGTTGAGAATTTAACTGACAAATGGGGAACTAGCGTAAGAGATACCGAGAGCTACCCTAATTCAATCCCATTCGACACTGATGAATCTGGTGCGTCCATATATCACAAATTGCAAAGCGAGTGGAATATGACACCAAAGGAAACCTCTTTATTCCTAAATCGTGCTGGCATTGACGGAATCGTTTATCCGGCAGATTCTCTATTTAATGCTAATAATCGAGACCTTAGTAGGGCAGGGAGTACCAACTATGTGGTGTTTGATGAGAATAACGTAAAAGTACGAGATTATGTGAAATTCAAGAAGCAAGAAGCACACATTCAAGAGCTGATGAGTAGTGTACAGAAAGAAAGTGACCTAATAGCTCGTCACCTTGATCTTACAGGCGATGAGCGCCTTGTATTTAATGAATGGCAAAATGAAATGCAAAGAAAAGCTCTCGGCTATTACGATCCAAATACCGACAAAATAAATCTGAACAAGCTGTCTGAGGACACTCTAAACCATGAACTAGGACACAAGCTCTTGGAGCGTGCAGACAATAAGCAGGAGCTTCTAGACACTATCCGCGAATCTTACGGTGATGACTATCTCATTAGCAAGTACGGCAAGGAGTATGGTAGTAGTGACATTAACCTGCTAGCCGAGGAAAAACTAGCTGACGGATTCAGTGATTACTATAACGGAATACTGAACGGTGAAAATAAAGTACGTCTAGGTGCTAGATTAGGTATTCCTCAGAAGGTCCTGGCAGTGTATGACCGTATTACCGAAGCCGTAAGAGGACTTATCGGTAAGCAGGATATCATCAAGCAGTTTTACGCCCAAATGGAAACAGGTAAGTTCAGAAACGCCAAACAGCAAGTACCTGGCGGCGATGGACGAGTGAGGACGATGAGTATCGATCCTGAAAGAGCGCTTCACGCAATTAAAGGTATTGACGACTTAGCAAATAGTCGCCGTGCACTATTCACACTAGCACGTGTATCTGATAACTTGGCAAACAGGATAAAAACAGAGACTGGCATATCAATAAGTAAGGATGCACGTATCGTCATGGATAGGAGCGGCGCTGTTCATATGCTATCTACTCATGGGCAAGGCGGTAAAAAACCAGCCAATCCGTTGACCGACGCTGACTTGGGCAGGCTGCCATACGTTTTGGAAGATCCAGATGTGATTATTAAAGGTAAACCAGTACGAAACACGGAGCGCATTCGTATGGAGCGTAACCTTGAAGGTAATAAAATTGCTATTGTTGAAGTAATTAAAAAAGGCAACGAACTACGAGTCGTCACCTACTTTAATGATTCGTCATCTGGCCGCACCAATCCTGCATATAATATGTCGAGGCTTGATGATACGTCCGAAACGGGGCAATTACAGTCCACGAATCTTAACGACAGTGTAGCAAACAACACCCAAAATGTCAATACAAATAATCGTTACCAGCACCCTCTTCAAGAAACTATTAATGAAATCCAAGATAATCCAAAACCAAAAATGACCAAGGAGTTGCGCCAAGCTATTGATGCACGAATAGCAGAGACCAACCCAGAGTTATTTGCGGATCAAGAAACTAATATCATGGGTGGTGACACAAATTGGAATATACCACGCATCCATGTTGATGATCTAAAGCACTATCTAGGGAGTCTAACAGAAGACATACCAGTTGCCTACAGGCGTCGTACAGGCAAGCGTGATATTGACACTATTGCTCAGGAAATGGGCTATGACGAGATCGATGACTTTGTTCAAGAGCTACAGCGTGCTGCCGAATCACGCCGTCGAGTACGTGAAAATAAGCAAATGCTTGCCGAATTACGAAAAGATCCAGAAACTATTGCTTTAGCCCAGCAGGATGTTGAACAGGCAACACAGGAGCGTGTTCGTGTAGCTAAAGAGACAAAAGAAAATGCATGGAATGAGCTCAAAGACATCATAGAATATCGCAAAGCGGCTATGATGGATGGCAACAATCAAGATGTAGCAGACGCAAATCGGGAAATCACTAGGATTGCCCGCCAGGCAGGACTTAAACAGCAAGAGCTGCGGCAATTTATCAGAAAGTACGGTGCTAATATGATACCTGATACTAATACAGTAGCTCAGCCAGCAGAGTCTGGCTCGTTCACCAACGTGCCGATGGAAGACGGGCATCTGTTGACCAAAGGTAATTTATATGCACAGACCAAGTCTGGAATACTAGATGATTGGACGAAGCCGTTTAGAGATGGAGACTATGAATACCGCGTTCATACAAAACGTAGTCGAGACGGCAAAAAGAGCTTTACCAACTTTGAGCGGCGTTATGTCGGTGATAATGGAGAACCTGGTGACTGGACACCGACCTCACGAGCGGCTTATATATGGAAAAGTCAGACAAAAAATATCGATAAGGTCAATGATAACCAGGTGATCCAAAAAGCCCTAGAAGCAGCTAAACAGGATGGCGAGGTCCAGGAATTCATGGCTTACAAAAACCCCGATAGCGCTGGTGGGGTCGCTGTCGTGCCTTTAGTAGGTGAGCATTCAATCGATGGTGGTTTTGTGCGTAACCCAAGGACTGGTGAAATTGAAGGTAACTACATCCAGGTAACACCGTTTGGAGTGGTTCATCAAGTTAATGGCAAGTTCGACGTGATAGAAGCTGATCATCTGACAAACTCATTAGATAAAAGTAAGGGCGGTATCACGGATACCTTTAACCGCCTTGTTGAGAAGAATATTCAGGATAAGGTGGGCCAAAAACTGCTTAAAGACCTTTACTACCAAAAAACTGAAGCATACGCTAACTATGCTGATGAAATCGAGAACCTGCTAGGTAAACATGCTGCACTAGCTAAGCATATCGATAAAGCACGTCCGCGCTTTGCAAAGAGCAAAAAGTTCTGGGAAGATGTTGGTTTGTATACTGAGGGTAAGTTCCCTGTAGGTAGTGCTGATGAAAATATGAACGCTGCATTTGCAAAGAAGTATGGTAGCCGAGCAGCTGAGCGCGTCAAAGAGTATAACACATTCATGCGTAATAATTATGACGCCTTAATTTCAAACCTCAACTTGATTAGGCGTATGTATGGCAAGGAAGAGATTCCGTATCTCAAGAACTACATGCCACATATTCAAAAGCGAAGCAATATCTTAGGTAGAGCCGTGGATAAGCTGTTGGCTGCCGTTCCAACAGGCGTGAGAGGGGATATGGAAGGTCAAGCCCGTGGTGAAATACCAGCCTCAATTGCTGGTTTATCTGCCGACTTTAAACCAACCCATAAATTCAATGCTAATGAGAAACGTCGATTTGGTGGTATGATGAGCTATGAAAAAGATCCGCGCAAGGCTTTTGAGTATTATGCAGATGTTATGCTCTATAACACTCATATGGAGCCGGTCATTGCCCGTGGTAGGCAAATAGAATCATCTATGCGTGCAATCGACATGGCTAAAAAGAGTGGCACTAACATTGATCCAGATAGCAACCTCGCTAAAGGCGACAAAATATCCAGCAAGGCTACTATTGCCGTACAGAACTTTGTCAATGAAATGGCCGGCAAGAGTAGTTCTCTAGATAGGCCATTTATTGACCAGACCAACAGAGGCGTTCAGTTCATTCAACGACTAGAGAGTATCAATGGTGCTAATAAGATTTTAGGTAATTTATCATCAACCCTAGCACAAACATTAAACTTACCAGAAACGGTCCGAGATAATGGATTGCGTAGTACGGGTCATGCTTTTTTGACGGCATTTGATAAAAGCACTAAAGAGGCAATGCGTAAATCCCCATTCTTGCGTGAACGCTACACGGATACTGACGGTAAATTTACTAGGTCTAAATACCAAAAGTTTACAAACGGTGTTAGCGTTGTTTCTGGTATGAATATGGTAGAGAAAAAATTCATACAGTTAAACTGGGCCGCTAACTACTACAGTGCTCAGAGAAAAGGGCTGACGGGATACCAGTTAATAAAAGCAGCCGATCAGGCGACTGAACGTGCTGTTGGTGGACGTGGCGTTGGTGCTATGCCGCAAGTATATAAATCAACACTAGGCAAGATGTTCCTGCAGTTCACCTATGAAACTAATGAGAGCTGGAAAAATAATGTTGCAAACGTAAAGAGGTTTGGCTCTGAGATACGAGGCTTACAGTTCAAGGACGCGGGCGGCACGGCAACACGAGCCGCAGAAGCGTTTGCAGTTGCCTACGGGATGAATATGTTGATGAAGCTAGTAACCGGTAGTGAACCATTGGCTAATATGTATGATGCTATTAAGGACGTGCTGAGCAATGATGCGGATGATGATGGTGAAGATGACAAACTAGGACAAAAAATGGCTCGAGTTGGCTCAGAACTTGCAAAATTAAATCCGATTGCGTCCGCATCGCTTAATATGGTACCTAAATCTGAACGTGAAAAGATATTTGGTAAGACAAGTGATCTAGGGCGATTTGATGGTGCTACTGGAGTAGCGCAGACAGTAGCTAACCTTATAGGTGCTGGATACTACTCAACCCAGGGTGACAATGAGAAGGCACAAAAAAACTTGCAGGGGCTCATTCCCGTAGGTAATCAAATAAAGAAAACCATGAGTGGCATAAAGGTCCTACAGGACGGTGGAGATGTCTATACTGACAAGAATGGTAAGGAACATACAAACTTTGAAGTAGACTCTGGAAATGCATGGAATCAAGCCAAGGCTCTACTATTTGGCAAAAATGCATTGCGTCCAGACGAAAAATCAGCCGCTACATCGACTACCGGTGATGATACAGGCAAGACCATTAAAGACTTTGAGCGTGGGCTTAAAAAAGGTACATACAAGATCCAAGACGGCTTATTGGTTAATAAGAGCGGTAATGTACAAAGAAACTACTATAAGTCTCTAGCAGAAGGTCAAGGTGTTAGTGATGAGGCTTATTATAACTGGATGAAAGCTTATAACATTGATAATGCTTCAACTACAAAAAAAGAGTTCAACTCATCTAATGATATCCTTAATAAGCTGGAAAATGGTGAGAAGAAGGTCAATAAAGCAAAGAGTGCCGTAGATATCCTCATGGGCAAACACAAGGATTTGCCAGATTGGGTGCGAGAACGTTACTATCAAGAGTCTGGCTATACCAAGGAACAAATTGAGTATGGTGCAATGACTACACATAAGGAAGTGAGCCTGATGGACAATTACTGGCGGCAGAAGGCACAAGAATCGTCTCATGAAGAATTAATGCAAGCGCTAACTAATGGGCGACGTAAAAGTATTACTGGGCAGATGTTTGCTAAGAACGGCGTCGTCAATAAGTTACGCGCTGAGGGGTATATCACTAAGTGGGAAGCACGAGCCCTCAACGCTGCTCAGTTTGATGTTGACGGTAATAGGATTACTAAAGAGGGGTCTGGTAGCAGCAGCCGGGGTGGCTCGGGTCGTGGCCGAGGTGGTCGTAGTGGTCGGTCCGCTAACTCTGGAGTTGCTTCTATAGGAATAAAGGCCGCAGCAAATATCTCATCGTCAGCGCCAAAGGCCAGTCAAACGTCAGTTGGGGGTATGAGTATCAATCAGATAGGACAAAACCTGATTAGTAAAATGAATACTCAAAAGCAGGTGAATGCAGCCATCAAAAAGTGGAACACTAAAACTAGTGGAAAAAATACACGAATACGCACTAAAAAAGCATAAATGTGTTATAATAGTAAGCGAGAAAACAGCGTGACCTAAAAAACACGGAGCGTCTGGCAATAATAAGCCGGCTCCGTGTTTTTAATTTAGGAAAACGCTATGAACACTACACAGCTTGTATCAGCAGTCATGCTAAAAGCTACTGGTAAAGTACGAAACCTACCAGAAACCGACAAGAAGTACCAGAAAATATTAGGTATTGCTAATATGTATATTCCTGTATGGCAAAGTGAGCCAAATGTTGATTGGCAATCCCTTTATGATCCGTCATATACCGTTGGTATTTTATCGCTAGAACAAGCATATGAGATCGATACGACTAAGGTTTTCAAGGTTAGCGATACTCTAGGAGATGCTGTCAAAGTTGTAAAAAGCGGACAGATACGAGAGTACACTACAGTGCCTCCAGAGCAGATAGGAATGTACAAGGGACAAAATTGCTGCACTATTGCTAGCAACAAACTGGTGTTTGTCGACATGATTAGAGAGGATGATCCGATGCTTGATGGGATTATTAATGTCCCTGTTTACCTGCGTGCTCCATTGCTTACTAAAGCGGATAGCATTGTGCCTGTAGATAATCCAATGTGGTTGGTAACAATGTGTGCGGCTGAATACGCTCGTAACGATATTCTCCTGCAAAATCAATATAGTAATCTCATTGCTGAAGCAAACCAGTTGATGCAAAAGATGATTGAAAATAACGCTGCCCAGGCAAGCTATCGACCACTACACATGGTCCCAGGGGTGTCTGATATATGTTAAAGCCTGCTAACAACATGAAGGCACCAAAGATACAGCGTTTGGCAGTTCAAGACTGGCAAAACGGTGTGGTGACGGCGTTTGATGATGGACGTACACCACTGAGGGGTCTACGATCATCTGAAAACCTCATCCTAGATCAAGACTCTGTTATAACAAATCGACCAGGTACAGCTAAATATGGCCCTCAGCCAAAAGGTATGGTATTAGGGGAGCTAGCTGAATTCCGTAGTACGACGAGGGAAGGTACGGTCAACTGGCTAGCGTGTCTTCAGCGAATTAACGGCAAGACAAGGCTTTGCATTGCACGTGGCGAAGATGAAACTTGGAAAGTAGTAGAGGGTAAAGACTACCACAGTACTGCCCGCGGACATTTTAAACAAATACGAAATAATCTGCTCATTATGAATGGCGAAGATACGCTAAGTTATCTAGATATCGCTAATTCAAAGATTGTAGCATTTAGAGAAATTGCCAACCCGACAAAGCCCACCCTGGATAAAAACACTGGCCTTGACGGCACTGGCTTTAAGGCCTTTTACGCAGTTACGTTTAACTCTACCGTAGGAGAGACTGCAGGTTCGCCAATTTTGCAACAATCAATCTCTACCGACCGTGATATGTGGAATAGCGAAAAACATAGCCTGGCTATCAAACGGCCTGATAGTACAGAGGCTAAATCATGGAATATTTATTGCGGTGTTGGTGTTGATGGCGGCGGTGACCCAACTCTTTATCGTCTCGCTACTGCATTGCCAATGGATCAAACAACATTTGTCGATAACGGCTCGCGTAGCCTAGACGTATCGGTCCCGCTTCCTAAAGATAATAATACCGCAGGTCCAACAGCAACACGAGCAGAGGTCATCAACGGTCGGGTTTGGCTAACTGGTGACAAGAAGAATCCTTTTTATGTATGGCGTGGTGGTGATTATGGTCATGAGCTTGATTTTTCACCTGGTTACGGTGGAGGATATACACCAGTCGGTAATGGTACAAAGGAAATACCATATGCTGTGGCACCGTATCGCGACGGTAAAGGTGATCCTAAAGCCACCGTGCTCAGTCAAGGTACAAACGGTACTGGAAAACGTTTTTACATCACCCCAACAAATATTACATATGGTGAGGAGACTATTACTGTTTGGCAGGTTCAAGAGGACACTGGTAATGACGGAACTGACAGCCCTGACGCCCTAGTTATCTACAATAATGACCTGCTATATCCAAGTCGTGGTGGATTTAACACGACAGGAACTCTTCCGCAGCTGCAAAACGTCCTGTCTACACGTCGTATTACAAATACTATCCAAGATGCTATCACCAACCTTAATAACAAGACTATGGATAAAGCCGTAGGTGTTGCGTTTGAAGGGCGTGTTTATTGGGCACTGCCAGTAGCCGCCGATTACAATAACCAGATATGGGTTTATGACACCGATCGTAAAGGTGCATGGATGAAGACTTGGAACATACGCTGTGATTGGATGACACTATATAACGATAATTCTGGTGTTACTCACCTGCTAATAGTCCAGGGAGATAAGATTGTTGAATTATCAAAAGGAGCTAAAACGGTTGACGATGGCAAGCCTTTTAGTACGAGTGCTTTGAGCGGTCAATTGCGGTTTGAGGAGACGGGTCGAGATTGGGCACGTGTTTTACGAGCAATCTTTATCATCTTGCGTCCACAAGGGAGAATTACGGTCACTGCTACTGCAAAAACAGAGGATGGTCTGCAAACCTTTTCTGAAACTAGGTATTTTGGTGCAACATCAAGCCGTACTGGCTGGAGTGAGCCAGGAGTTCATTGGAGTACCCCAAAAGCTGGATGGAGCTACGTCAGGACTGTTCCAAAGAACTTTAACTCTGCAAGCGAGGAGGTGGAGCTGGAGATAGATGAGGATGCCCAATGGATTCAGTACGGATGGTCTTCATCTGATCCAGGAGTGAGTTATGCAATGTCACGTGTCGTGTTCGAGTACGTCAATATTGGCACGAAGGATTTAAGTTAAAGGAGGTATTATGGCAAGCATAAAAGATAGAATTACTAGAACAACAGACGGCTCTTCTTATCCGAACGTTGCACGAGTTGTTAGCCCGCGAGCACCAGGGTCCGATACGCTACTAGTCGATGGATTGAGTGGATGGAGTGAAGATACCGCAATGCATTTTATATCATATCGCTTAGATTCAGCGGAGAAGGTTGTCGAGGGGAGTGTTCGCGACTGTATAGGGGTTGCTAACAAGGGGACAGGTAATATTGTCGGCTTCAAGGTGCTGCTAGGTGGCAATGATGAGGGCAATAAAGTTGGAGATATTATCCAGCCAGGTCCATCTACGTTATGGGCTGATTATTTGGCTCAAGCATTGCTAAATCTTCACAATCCAGATGGCACACTTAAACCTGAATCAGTATCGTATGAGGCGTTAGATTCTACTACTGAGTTCGTAGAACAAGCCTCAAGCATTGATTTCAATGATGCTCGCTTGTTCAAATTTGGTAAATGGGTATTTCGAGAAAACGATGTAATTAAAGCTTGTGCTAACCGCCCATCAGATAACCCAGGTTGGCTCATTTCCACGCCGCTCAATCCTGCTGTTATACCAGGCTCGCAAGCAAAAGGTTACGTCAAGCAACAATATGCCGACATTGAAGGGAATTTCTATACCCGTATCATCAAAAGTGGAGATACAGCTGCCCCTGTCACTTATGGTGAGTGGATGAAAGAAGCTAAGGATTATCCTGACGTAAAGACCGCCAAGGAGGAGGACGTGCAAATCGGTTGGGGGATGATACTGAAGCTTACTCGAATTGGTAACACAGTTTCAGCTCGAATTGACCAAATTAACGAAATTCCAGCAGGCGTATTTTCACCTAGTGAAAAAATACCAAAGAAATATAGACCAATTAACAATACGAACATGCTAATCACTGGTATTAACTCAGGGCGATATGCAGGCAATACCATGTACAGGTTTGCTAAGGATGGCTCTATAACCGGACATTCTGCTATCCCAGGACGGCAAGAGTGGTACGGATCAGCAACCTGGTTGACAGACCAGCCATGGGAGAAATCATGAGTGATATGGAGCAGAACGAGCGTCTAGCTCGCATCGAGACATTCAATGACAAAGTCGTTGAACCATCGCTCATACAGATATTGGATAAGTTAGAAGGGCTAGTCAGCGAAGCTAGGTTCAATGAGCGTAATGAGTATGTAGACCGTAAAATTTTAGAGCTTAAGACTGCCATCGGAAGTATCAATGAGCGTAATAGGAAGCTTGACGGTAATGTGTTTATCAAAGCAATTATCGAGGGCGAAAGAAAACTTGTAGGATTGATAATCAAATGGACAGGCATAGCGGTGCTTATCGGTACAGTTGGCGTCGTCATCTTAATGCAGTTTGCAAACCTAATGCAACAGCATAGACCAGAAGTACACGAAACTATCAAAGAAGTAGAGAAAACTGTTGAGTAAAGGAGGAATATGGATAGAATCAACCAATGGATCGCTAATGTACCAGGACGCCGAATTGACGTAGATGGTGTATACGGGCTTCAATGTAAAGACGTCATTGACGACTATTGTTTGTGGTTATTTAACGACTGGCAGAACACCATCCGTCCTGCCAACGCTAAAGAAGCTTTTGCTAACTCTAACGGTGATTTCTTTGAAAAGATATTAAACAACATGTCAGACCCAAACCTGCTTCCTCAGCGTGGCGACATCATCATCTGGGGCGCAATGGTGGGCAACCCGTATGGTCACATTGCTGTGGTGCTAGGCGCTGACCTGAATGGCGTGGATGTTATTGAGCAAGATGGATTTGCCCAAACACCAGCAAGGGCTATTCGACGTCCTTGGATTATCTCAGGTGGTCCAGTTATTGGATGGTTGCGCCCACGCCCTGAACGAATAATTGGGTATGTCGCACCACAAACGATTAGTCCGACTGACCGAAAAATGGAGGAGGAGGGTTACGCTCGTGAAGAGCCAAACACACAATCTGGTGTATTCCAGGAATTAGCTGAGGGTGATGTCATCGCGATGAAAGGCTACGTGACGAATGGTGAATCAATCGCTGGTGATACTGTTTGGTACGTAACAGCACGCAGTGGCAAATATATGAGCCGTCAACTGTTTGAGGATAAAGAGTTGCATGACCTGCCAGACCTAACTCCTCAGCCTGCACCAGAACCAGAACCAGAGCCTGAGCAAGACTTTAGCAATACTATTATTGATGTATCTAACTACCAGACAGCCGAAGTCGTAAACGTATTTCCTAAAGTAGCGGGTGTCATCGTCAAAGCTGGCTGGGTCGGGCAACAATACGGCGGTAACGAGTTCAAATTAGACCCGGATGCAGAGCTATTCGTTACTAAGGCTCGTGAGGCTGGCAAGATGCTTGGTCTTTACTGGCTACCGTACTTTTCGACCAGAGAAGAGGCGGAACAGAACGCTGAATACTTTGTGAAGTGCATTGAGGTTTTAGGAAACGAAGCCGGCGAGCTGCTATTCATTGACCTTGAGCCAGATTTTGAGGGTACTGTCGAGCAAATCGCAGTATTTAGTAACATAGTGCTTCAGAAAACTGGCAAGCAGGTCTTTACGTACGCAGGTGAGGCTATTATTCAAAAACTAGGCTTGCCCCGCGTGGATTGGTATCCAAACTATGGAAATCCAGGCAACTATGCACACGGTTCATTTATCCACCAGTACTCAGAGACGTTGGCTATCCCTAGCTATGACGGGAAGTTAGACGCTAGTGTTTCGAATAAATCCATTGCCGAGCTACGAAGCATGGGCGGTGTTGTATTCCCGAAACCACAAAACAACGAAACGGACACAGTGCCGGCTGAATCAGAAAAACCACAGGAAGTGCCAAATAATAGACCAAAGGAGGAAAAAATGGCAACACCAGTATTCACCAAAGAAGATATCGAGGCAATCGAAAAAGTGACTGCCGAAAAAGCTAAACTAGCACAGGGATTGGCTGAGACAGATGAAGCTCAAGAAATCATCAAAGGTATTAGTAAGCGAACCAAACTGATTGTTTACATCATCGGTGACCTACTGCTTGGTGCAAGTGCAATCGCACCACAAGTAGCAATTGCTGTACTCTCTGGCGACCCATATGTTAAAACTAATGCCATCAGTGGTGCGCTAGCTACAGCTGGTCTGTTTCTACTGACAATGTTTGGTATTTACAAAAACGGCAAGAATAAATAATCATGGAAGATTTAGCACCGCTGAGTGACGAGGAGCTAATCGACGAGTATCGGCTAGCTCTACAGCAGCAAGCAGAAGCAAACGAACGTATCTTAGCGTTAGAGGATGAACATTTTAGTCGTAATTTTGGTAGAACAGCCCTTAGTTGGTTAGTAAAAGAAGGAGAAGAGTATGAAATCACTAGAAGCACTTAAAAATATTAACTACAAAGACGTAGCTGAGCGTGCACTGTGGACGTTTCTACAAACATTTATTGCAACGTTCTTACTGGCAGGCGTCAATCTCGTAAACTTGGTGTTTGCGGCGAGTTGGCGCGAACTATATGCACTGGCAATAGCGACGACACTATCCGCGATTGCTGCGGGTCTGTCGGCCGCTAAGACGATAATTGTTGAGTTAGTAAAAGAGATGCGCGATAGCGTCAGTTAGTTGGTGAACCCATGAATTCACAGAAAATAACCATCACCAAATCAAGCCTGTACTTTCGAGAGTGCAAGGCTTGCGGCTGTGTAACGCTACATGTTGGCAAATCCACGCCCGAAATGCCACAAGGCTCAACCTACAACGACTGCTTACAGTGCTTGGTTGATGTGCACAGCGTGCCGGGACTGAGCCGCTGGCACGATCCGAAAACTGGCAAATTGTTGACTGAGCCGCGCGGCAAGACGCCGCCAGTAGCAAGAAGCTGAGCTGTTCGGAAATCCCGAACAACTGAAAACCGCCTCGAAAGCTCGGAGGCGGTTTTTGAACTGGAAAGAAATCCTTTATAGTTGAGTTAGTAAGAATCATTTACAGACTGAACTGTTCGGGATTTCCGAACAGTTGACTTAATGCACTATATCCGCTATTATAGTAGTATCAATTTCAGATTGCTGGCCTCTACCGAACCTTGTTTCGGTCGGGGCCACTTTTATTTTGGTCCAAAAACACGAAAAATAGGATTTTCTTGTCAAGCCCTAAGCACTGCGGGTTTGTGGAAAACTCCTCAAACAGGTAAAACACCCTAATCTAGTGATGGTGCTAGTTAGATTTGGGCTTAAATTTGGAGGGTTAACAGAGGTGAAAACTACTAATATTAATTCTAATGCTAATGAAAAAAAGTTTCTTTCTAGAAACTCTAGTTCTAATACTAATATTAGTCAGGATAAGTATGCAAAATCGAAGCAAGTTGAGAACATGGCACATAGACTATGTCAGATGTTCGGCAATGAGCAATACTTTGCCTTTTACTGTAAAGTTTTTTGGAAGTTACCAGAAGCAACAGTGTGGCAATTAGCAGAGACTGCTCTAGAAGCAAAGCAAACACCAGGCCGGTTGTTCACATATCTTTGCAAGAAAGCAGGCGTATGACAGAAGCTGCCACTAAACAGTTGCGTCGTAAGCTTGTGGATAGAATTAACCGATCAAAGGCTGAGCGTCATCAACAAAGCTTGCTTAAAAAGAATAACGGCACTGATTGTGAGCATGAGTGGAAAACGTACAAGCAAATTATCAAGATCGATTATTCAGTTACCGTGTTAAAGAACCAGATGCGTGAATATAATGGTCCAGCTGCTCCGTATTTTATCGTGAGAGGTTGTCATAAATGTAAGTCAAAGCACTATGTCGATATGCGCAACAGTTAATCAAATAACAGTAGTTAGGATAGAGGGTAAATAAATTAGAATATTGCCCTCTTTTTGCTTGAATAAGGATAAGCGTTATGACAAAATAATGCTTGAGTACTCAAGTTTCTACGTAGGTAAAATAAAGTATTGATCACTACTGGAGTTTGGAGTTTATGAACGCAACAATGACGGCTACCCAAGCGGCAGCTTTATTTTTTACTAAACCAAAAACAATCGACAGTGCAAGGAGTATCACTATTGCGAGACTAGCTGATAACTATATTCGCCACTGTACGTACGTTGACACTATGTCGCCAACCACGATATCAACACGACGAACACACTTAAAGCAATTCATTGAGTTTTGCAGAAGTAATAACAAGCTATACGCTGAAGATCTCACTATCAACTGGCTTGACTTTTATTTCTATGAATTCACAAAAACCCACGCACCGTCAACCACGAATACGACTAAACGCATCCTGAAATCATTCTTCCGTTACATAACAGATAGGGCCGAAATCACTAGCGTCAATCCTGACATCATCAAATCACACAAGAATATGAAGCCTCGACCACGCTACATCAACCACGACACTATCGATTATGTCATTCAGAGAACCACTGATCCACACACTAAAATGCTCATAGATTTCATGTATGAAACAGGCCTCAGAATCACTGAAGCCTGCCAGATCACTTACCAGGATATTGATGACCTGCGGGTATATGTACTAGGCAAGGGAAACAAAGAACGCACCGTCTATCTCACACCCGAAGTACGACAACGCCTTGACGCTTATGTCGACGAATGGGGCCGTCAGAGTGGCACGCTATTCAAGACTAACACCAAGACTGCACGGCTGTGGATCCAGCGAGCATTTAAGAAGTATGCTGGCATTCATATCACACCACATCAGCTACGCCACAGTTATGCGGCTAGACTGCTACTTAACGGCTGCGACATAGCCTCAATACAAAAGCTGCTTGGTCATTCAGATATCTCAACCACCATGATTTACCTACAGCTTAAAGATGAGGCGGTAGAGAACCAGTACTATAAAGCCAGGAATAACGCTCAAGGCTATTGACATATTTAACCGACTTTGCTATACTAAGGGCAGTTGAGAAAGGCAATTGCCCTTCCAAGCATTTTTACACCAATAATTTTGTAGCTCTCTACCAAATATCAGAAGGTAGAGACCTGATAATCCATCAAAACGGAATTGTTGTGGTGGACAATCGTAGTTATGGGGAGGCGCACCTCACCAAGTTCCTGCGAGAACCATTATAGTTAGTCAGTAGTCCCGATGTACGTCGAGGACTTTTTATTATAGTGGCGCGAAATAGGGTATTGCAAAATTTAATTCAATGTGGTATAGATAGTCATAAGACACATTTGGACCCAAAAGAGGAGGAATGGAAATATGCCACGTGCTAATCATGACCTAATGGAACGAGAGTTTGCGGGAGTAGCTGACAGTAGCTCCGAAGACGCTGATATGAGAGCGCTTTATGACGCCATTTGTAAGCAGAAAAATCTTGACGAAGAACAGAAAAGAATTAACAACCTTAGACAGGTTGGTCAGGAAGTTTTGGATAAGTGTGGTTACGCAGAGTATAACGAAATAACCGTTTAG